AGAACACAGTCTTTGGCTTTGATGTGTCACCATCTAGGCGCAATGCTTCGCTAGTTGCCGGTCAATTACTCCCCGATGGACGAATTGGAGTTGGCATCTTGCAGACTTGGGAGTCGGCAGTCTCAGTAGATGATTTAAAGATCGCTGCTGATATAAAGGCTTGGGCTGATCAATATCGACCACGCCAGATCTGTTATGACAAATACACATGCCAGAGCATTGCTGATAAATTAACAAATGCTGGCTGTATAACTCAAGACATATCGGGAGCAGCCTTCTATCAGGCTTGCGGTGACTTACTTGATGGGTTGTCTAATCTTCGAGTTGTCCATTCAGGACAGGCTAACTGGATACAACAGATGAATAACTGCGCAGCTAAAGTCAATGACTCTGCTTGGCGTATCGTTAAAAGAAAATCGGCTGGCGATGTCTCTGGCGCTATTGCTACCGCAATGGTTGTTCACATGCTTTACAAGCCACAACAGATAGCGGCTATCTACACAGAATGACCTACCTGTAGTGTATAATTGCCGTCTATGGGTATCCTTTCGCGCCTTACAGGTGCAACACCGACTGCTAATGTCGAAGCGCAATATGCTCCACAAGTTCTCGGTGAGTATTCTCCTTATGCGATGCCTTTTCAATTCGCTTATGTCGGTCGCACAGAAGCGATGGGGGTTCCAGCGTTAGCGCGTTGTCGTAACCTTTTAGCCGGAACGATCGGCACAATTCCTCTAGAACTTTACAAGAAGTCAACAGGTGAAGAACTAGGAAAGCCACTATGGCTCGATCAACCTTCTTATTCTCAGCCACGCTCTGTAACTATTGCTTACACAGTTGACTCGCTTCTATTTTACGGTCAAGCCTTCTGGCAAGTTGTCGAGACTTATCAGGAAGATGGCAGACCGTCTCGCTTTGAATGGATCGCCAATAGTCGCGTAACTGCAACACTTGATCGCGACAATGTATTCGTTAGATCTTACGCCATCGATGGAACGACAGTACCGATGGACGGACTTGGTTCGCTAATTACCTTCCAGTCGCTAAGCGATGGCATCTTAAGCACCGGCACTTCTACTATTCGTGCAGCACTAGACATTCAAAAGGCTGCGGTTATTGCTGCCGCAACTCCGATGCCTACTGGATACCTAAAGAACACAGGCGCAGACTTGCCGCCGCAGGAAGTTCAAGGATTACTAGCTGCTTTCAAGAATGCCCGTCAAAATCGCAGCACCGCATATTTAACATCTACTCTTGAATATAACACCGTAGGTTTCAGCCCTAAAGACATGATGTACAACGAGGCTATTCAGAACCTAGCGACAGAAATCGCTCGCCTTTGCAATGTACCGCCTTACTATGTCTCAGCAGATCAGAACACAACCATGACCTATGCGAATGTCACAGATGAGCGCAAGCAGTTCCTCACACTATCTTTGCAGCCTTTCGTATCCGCCATCGAGGATCGCCTGTCTATGGACGATATCACCGCTCGCGGAAACATCGTTAAGTTCGACATCGATAAGAACTATTTAAGAACAGATCCACTCGTTGAGTTGCAGATCATTCGTGAACTTCTTGATCTCCAGTTGATCACACAGGAGCAAGCGATGGAAATGACAGACTTAACACCTAACGGAAGCGAAGGAATGATATGAGCGAAATGCTGACATTCTCGGCAGAACTCACAGCAGATAGCGCAGCGCGCACTATCTCTGGCAAAATAGTGCCATTCGGCGGAGAAGTTGGAAACACTTCTGCCGGTGCAGTTGTATTTGAGCGCGGTGCGATAAACATCTCTGACACTAGCAAAGTCAAACTCTTATTAGAGCATGACCCTAAGCAGCCTATCGGTCGCGCTCAATTCTTTAATGAGACTGAAGATGGCATCTTTGCTTCTTTCAAGATTTCTAAGTCCTCACGGGGTTCAGATGCTCTCATCGAAGCAAGCGAGGAACTTCGTACTGGTCTCAGTATTGGAGTTATGGTCAATGCAGCAAAGCCTAAGAATGGCGTGTTGTATGTATCGAGCGCAGACCTGCTCGAAGTAAGTTTGGTACAAGCAGCGGCATTCAAGTCTGCGGCAGTAACCGATATAGCGGCATCAGAAGATGAAGTCGCTGAACCTACCCAACCAACAGAAAGCGAGACAGTCGTGGAAGAAACCACAGCAGTCGAAGCAACACCTACAGTTGAGGCTGCCGCAGTTGAAGCTGCTCGCCCTACTGTAACAGCAATGGCTTACACAAAGCCACGCATTGAAATCACAGCTGCAAAGTACGCAGAAAACTCAATTCGCGCAGCACTTGGCGATGAGTCAGCTCGTCAATACATCGCAGCAGCAGACAACACAACAGACAACGCTGGTCTAGTACCAACTCGTCAACTTAACGAAATCATCAACCCACTTGGAACAACAATTCGCCCATCGATCGATGCGATCTCACGCGGAGTTCTTCCAGATGCCGGCATGACTTTCGAGATCCCAAAGATCACACAGATGCCAGCAGTCGGCGAAGTTGCAGAAGATGCAGCATTCACAGACACAGATCAGAACTCAGCGTTCTTGTCAGTATCAGTTAAGAAGTACGCCGGACAACAGACATTCTCTGTTGAATTGCTTGATCGTACATCTCCTGCATTCTTTGATGAACTCGTTCGCAACATGGCAGCAGCTTACGCAAAGACAACTAACGCAGCAGTTAATGCAGCGTTGATCTCAGGTGCATCACTAGATGCAACAACAGTTGCAACATACCCAACAGCAGCAGAACTTCTCGGCATTGTTGCTCGCGGATCAGCTTCTGTCTATGGCGCAACAGCAGGACTTTCAAATCCATTCGCTCGTAACATGGTTGTATCTACTGGACAATGGTCTAACATCATGACACTTAACGATGCAGGTCGTCCAATTTACAACACAGTTACAAATCCAATGAACCAAGCAGGCTTGGCTACACCTACATCACTTACAGGTAATGTCGCAGGACTCAACCTCTATGTTGATCCAACAAACGGCGGCGATGGCGATGGAACAATTCTTATCGTTAACCCAGATGCTTACACATGGTACGAGTCACCTAATTACCGTTTGCGTGCGGAGTCAACAGCCGCAGGTCAGGTAACTATCGGTTACTACGGCTACGGCGCTATTGCAACTAAGGTTGCAGCAGGCGCATTTAAGAACAACAAGGCGTAAGCCACACTTAAGTCGCTGGCTGGGTAGTGCCCTTCTACCCAGCCAGTCTTTAGGAAAGGATAAAAGCATGGCATTGACCACAGTTGCAGAGTTACGCACCGCCCTTGGCGTTGGAACTCTCTATGCTGATGCAGTTTTGCAGCAGGTCTGCGATGCAGCCGATAATGTACTCTTGCCTTTTCTATGGAAGAACCAACAATATATAATTGCTCATGGCAATACCGGCACAGTCGGCACTCTTTACTTTGATCAGGATATCCGCGAGTTCTTCTATGTCGGACAGTCAGTAGTTATCTCAGGCGCTGGCACAAAGTACAACGGCACTAAGACAATTACAGGCGTTGACAGTCGATCATTCTCGGTAACTACAACTCACACTAGCGATAATCCACGCCACACAGTTGAGCCTTATGGAATTGCAGCAGCTGAGACTTACACAGATTATTCAACCATTCCAGCGATCCAAGAAGCCAGCCTGATGATCTCGATCGACATCTGGCAGAGCCGACAAGCGCCTTCAAGCGGTGGCGTAACCATCGATGGCTATGCTCCAAGTCCTTATCGCATGGGTAACACTTTGCTTGCTCGCGTTCGCGGCTTACTTGCCCCTTTTCTCGATCCGCGTAGCATGGTTGGCTAACCATGGCGGCGATCTCAACCCTTCGCGCAACTATTGCAGCAGCGCTTGTAGATAATACTAAGTACTCAGTTTTTTCATTCCCGCCGGCAACGCCGATCGTGAACAGCGTAGTAATTAGCCCTGCAGATCCTTATGTAACACCTAATAATAATGGCTATAACACTATCGCACCGCTTGCTAACTTTTCTGTCAACATCTTCGTGCCTTTACTGGACAACGAAGGCAATTTGAATGGTATTGAGGATCTGCTAGTTGCTGTGTTTAATAAACTAGCAGCTTCCTCTATCGTCTATAATGTGGGAGATGTGAGCGCTCCAAGCGTTCTCAATGCTGCATCGGGCGATCTTCTGACTTGCTCAATGCAAGTCTCAGTCCTAACGAGTTGGAGTTAATTATGTCCGAGTGGGAAAAAGAGCAAGAAGCCTTCCTGATTAAGATCGGGCAGGTTGCACCAGCAGCACCAAAACCATCTACTAAGAAAGACGAGGAATAACCTAAATGGCAGTATTCTTAAGCAACTTGGTCGGCGTAAAGGTTAACACCGTTGATCTTAGCGACCATGTCACATCAGTAACACTTAACCGATCATTCGATGAACTTGAAGTAACAGCAATGGGCGATAGCGGACACAAGTTCGTTAAAGGCTTGGAAGCATCTTCAGTAACTATCGACTTCCTAAACGACACAGCAACAGCATCAGTTCTCGCAACTTTGCAAGCTGCTTGGGGTACATCAGTTACCGTCGTTCTTCTCCAGAGCAAGGGAACAGCAGTTTCGGCTACTAACCCTCTCTACACAATGACCTGCCTAATCAACAACACAACCGATATTAACGGCGCAGTTGGCGATCTTGGCACACAGTCACTCACATTTAATGTGAATGGCACAGTTGCAGTAGCAACAACCGGCACATTCTAAATCACTAACTAAGGGGCAAAAGCATGGCAAAACTAAAGGTTACAAGGGCAGACGGAAGCGTTAACGAGTACCAGATCACACCAGCGATCGAGTACGCCTTCGAGCAATATGCGAAGAAGGGCTTCCATAAAGCCTTTAGAGATGATGAAAAGCAGAGCGATGTCTATTGGCTTTGCTGGGAGTCTATTCGTCGGTCGGGTGAAACCGTAAAACCCTTCGGAGAGTCATTCCTTGAGACATTGACGCGAGTCGAGGTTCTCGATGATGACCCTTTGGAGTAACGCGGGAGTCCTTCACCTATCTCGTAGCGAGACTATCGCTTGAGACTGGACTCTCGCCCCAAACTTTAATAGCACTAGATCACACAATGTTTAGGACTTTACTTCAAGCCCTAAAGGATAGAGCAAAGGAGCAGAGCGATGCCAGTCGAGTTAAAAGGCGCAGATAAACTTCGCAAAGCCCTTAAAGAGTTCGAGCCTGATCTAGCAAAGAAAACTACTAAAGAGATGTCGGCTGCCCTAAAGCCGATTACTAATCGTGCGCGTGGCTATATGCCATCTAATACTGCGATGCTATCTGGCTGGACTTCTGCTACATCATCAGAGAACACAGTTAAATATCGCGTGTTCCCTAAGTACGATCAAGCAGAAGCCAAGCGCGGAGTTAAATACTCAACACGCCCTTCTAAGCCTAATAAGCGCGGCTTCGTATCTCTAGCGCGTATTATTAACTCATCTGCTGGCGGAGCAATTTACGAGACAGCAGGACGAAAGAACCCCGACGGTCAGCCAACTTTCGAGCGTACTAAGTTCACTCCTGCTTCTTACCGCGAGGACGGGCGAGGCTTTAACAAGTCTCTAAACCCTAAAGCGGGCAAACAGTTCCTAGATCGAGCCAACGCAACTGGCGAACTGGTCAACGCTCGACCACGCCAACAAGGTCAAGCAGGTAGAGCCACTCGCAAGATGACTGGTAGAGCAATTTTTAGAGCCTTTGCAGAAGATCAAGGCAAAGTAACAGCAGCGATAGTTAAAGCGATCGGCAGTTCTGCCATTGAGTTCAAAGCAAAGACTAAGGTGAATTAATGGCTGATCTAAAGATAGATATTGCTTCGGTATTTTCTGGCAAGAAAGCCTTTCAAGATGCCGCTAAGTCAACCATCGGACTTAATAACCAAGTCAAGACACTTGCTAAATCTTACTTAGGCTTATTTACCGCACAACGCTTAGCCCGTTCTGGGTTCAATGCCGCTAAAGCCTTTGCTCAAGATGATAAAGCAGCCAGAGTATTAACTCAGTCGCTTGATAACTTAGGCTTAGCCTTTGCAGATCCTTCAGTCAAGAACTTCATTGCAGACCTTGAAAAGCAATTTGGTATTCTTGATGATCAACTCCGTCCGGCATTCCAGCGCTTATTAACTACAACTGGAGATGTTGCTAAAGCCCAGTCATTGCTTCGCACCGCGCTGGATCTATCAGCAGCTAGCGGCGCAGATGTTGTCTCGGTCGCAGGGGATCTTTCAAAGGGGTTCGTGGGTCAGACTCGCGCCCTTGCTAAATACGGTATTGGTTTAACTCAGGTCGAACTTAAGGCAATGACCTTTGAGGAAGTCCAGACACGCATCAACGATCTATTTGGCGGACAAGCAACAGTCGCAGTTGATACCTATGCAGGTGCTATGCAGCGCTTATCAGTTGCTTCTAGCAATGCTCAAGAGATTATTGGTGGTGGCTTACTTGATGCACTTGCAGCCCTTGGCGGCGGTGGAGAAGGTGGACTTACTAACACACTAAACCTCATCGAAAAGACTTCTACTGCACTTGCTACCTTCGTGCGCCGCTTCGGCGTTGGAGTTGGTCAATTAGCAGCCCTAGCGCGTGGAGACTTGCAAGCCTTCCGAGCAATAGGTGAGACCGAGATGAACCGCGGTCGAGACATGTCTGGAATCA